AGTTCATTCCATATTTGAGTTAGAGCTTTATCATAATCAAATTTATTGTATTGCTTTTCTGTTGCTGATGAATTTGGAATTATGTATTTTAAATATTTTTCATCGGTATTTGTCTTACTAAATTCAACTCTTTCATATAGAGCATCATAATAAGTCATGAATTCTTCAATCTTAGGAACTGAACCAAAATCTTCAAAATATCCGATTTTAATTAATACATTGATCTTTCCTCTATCAAGACTTTTAACTTTTTTTAGTTCTTTAAGTAGTTCATAAAATTTATCAATCTTCTTTTTCTTTTGAGATAGAGCGTATAAATCATCTGCACATTTTTGACTTAGTGATTTTATTGATAACAAAGAAGGATATATTACTCCATTATCTTTATCTGCTCTAAAATCTCTGTTATCTAATCCGTATCTATAATCTCCTTCTTTTATATTAAATGCTCTGAACATCTCTTGCTTCAATACTGCTACCTTATCTTTTTTACCTTTACTAGAATACATCTGCATCATTACTTCATAGAACTCATAAGGATAATAAGCCTTTAAATAAGCACAATACAAAGAGTCCAGTGCCATACAATAAGCATGTGCAGAGTTGAATCCATATCCACAACTATCACTGATAATCTGCCAAACTTTATCACTCATATCCACAGCTTCTTCTTCTGAAACGTGATCTTCAGCAATAATTCTTTCTTTGAATCCATCAATAAATCTTGATTTAAGAGGTCTAACTTTTTCAGGATGCTTTTTAGCGATTGCTTTTATGATTCCGTAGCATTCATCAATAGGAAATCCAGCATAGTTTAAAGTGTTCATGGTCTGTTCTTGATACAAAATGAAAGATTGAGGAAATTCTTTCGTTTGAATAATATTATCAAATGCCTTAATACCATAGCTAAAAGGTTCTTTTGATTCAAATTTAGCATACATAGATTTAAAAGCTGGACGAATTGCTGCAATGAAAGCGGTTAGCTCTGAAATGTTGTGAGGAGCGTATTTCATTACCTTTCGTGTAGTAGATTCTTTTTCACACTGATTAATCCCAATAGTATAACCATTAGCATAAATATCCCACACTCTTTTATCATCTTTGATTAACTTAATTAACTCATTGACTGAAAAATGATGTATTCCAATTCTTTTAAATAAAGAATCTATTATCAAAACAACATCCACTTTTAATAAATCGTTTTTAAGAAACTTGTAATTTTCCGCAATTGCTCCATCAATGACTGTTGTTATATATTCTTTCTTTGTAGTCTCGCTTTTACACTTAATAAGTCCTATCTCTTCTCTAATATTCCCTTGAAATATTAGATATCCACAAGGTGCTTTCTTTTTTGTTTCAATAACACCCATATAGATTTCACTTTGTTTAATATAATCATGATACTGTTCTTCTACATAATCATAAACATCAATATCATCTTTATCTTCATCATCGGCATATTTCATTGCTTCTTCATATTTTTTAAGCTGTTGAGAAATATCGTTAGCTACATCAAATGGAAGTTTTTTTGCCCTAGCATATAGTTTGAAAGCGGCAGGACGTTGAAATGTACCAAAACAAATCATAGGATATGCATGACCTATACCCAAAACGTCTTCTTGTGCTTGAGCAAATATTTCAGGATTACCAGTATTCAAATCAAGATCAGGCAATGACTTAGTTTCAAGAATACGACTTTCGCTAATAAATCTTTCTGGATATAATTTGATAGGTGAAGTAAATCTATCTACTTTACTAAATCCCAATAACGTATTAGTAAAATATCCAACTCCAGAACCACGCCCAGAATCAGTAATAATTCCACCTAGTTCTAATGCTCTATTTACAATCGCATTATCAACTAAAAAATAGTCAGCCATACCAGTATTTTTAATCACCTGAACTTCATTTTTTACACCTTCAAAATATTTTTCATATTCTTCAGATGGAATTTCATTCATATATTCTTTAAAATGTTTAGTTACAAGTTGACTATAAATTTTATTTTTTTCTTCTTGTGTCTTATTTGGATATAAGGTAGGAAGTTTTATTTCTTTATCAAAAGTTATGTCATCAAATGTCAAAACAACATCCGAATTATCCGTTGCTTGCTGAATTTGTTTTCTGCTAAAAATACCTTGTTTTAAAAATCTTTTTACAGTAGTATCATCATCGGGATAATCTAAGAACCAACCATATTCTTCTTCATATCTAATGCCTTTTGCTTCAAGAACATAATCTCGCTCTTTTGCTTGCTCTGGATATATATAATGACTATCCATACCAACAATCATTTCTATGTTATGAGTTTCAGACAGCTCCAAAATATGTTTATTCAGCTCTTTTTGTTTTTCTGTGTCATGATATTGAATCTCAAGCATAAAATTATTTTTAAAATGGTTATGGAGTTTAAATACAATATCATCAATATCTTCATAATGCCAAAATCCTACACAAGCCGAAGTAACAAAAACATCTTTTGGAGGTAGTGATAATAATAATTCTACATCCACCCTTGGTCTGTAATAATATCCTTCTTCATTAGCATCAGATAAAATTCTATTTATCGCTCGTCTTCCAAATTCTGTGATTGCAAGCAAGATAATATGTGCGTTTGTTCTATCCTTTTCAAATCTGTCTTTAACCCAATATGCTTCAGCACCAAAAATAAACTTTAATCCATATTTTTGAGCTAATTCATATGTTTCATAATAGTAACCTTGAAATCCATGTTCTACACTTGAAATTATTTTATGCCCTAGCTCAATTGCTCTTTTAGCATATTCTTCATTTTGCACAGAAGAATCGGGTGTAAATATATTACTATATGAACTATGTCTATGATAATTTTGTATTTAATCCACCTCCAATTTAGAATAAATCGTCATCACTTGTTTTCATTAATAATCTTAATTCATTATGTCTTTTAATATGTATACATGTGTTTCTATGATTACAAAGAACATTACAAAAGAAAGTATCATCTTTTTCATCACCATTTTTATTTACTTTAGTTAGGTTTCTATGAATCCATTCACTTTCATCATCACTTTTACTTTCAAATAAATCTGCCTGAAAATTAATATAGTTTAATGCTTCTTCTCTAAGTTCATCCGTCAGTTCATAATTTCTTACATATGGTTTAATACTATATTTCTTTTTTATTTCTTCTGGAAATTTATCAAATGAATTTGATTCAGTTGCTTCATCAATTAATATTTCAATATCAATTTCATCATAGCCTAATTTTTCTAAATCAGTTATAATATAGGGTTTTAATTCTGATATCAACTTACCCCTATTTATTACTTTAGTTAATAATGTTTCTTCTTTAGAATTAGTTCTTGCCTTACCCATAAATATAACTTCTACATATTTAAGCATTATCCAAGCAACGTTCTTAACAATATATCCCTCTTGCTCTTTTGCTAGAGCATAAAATATTAACTGTCTACCATGATGCAATAAATCTTCTGCGTTAAAATTAGTTGATGTTTTCCAGTCAAATATAGAAATTGTTTTATCCGCATTATGACGAATTAAATCTAAATAGCCTTGTAAATATCTATCATCATGAATCTTGTATAATACAAATTCTTCAGTTGTAAATTTTCCTTTAGGCTTAATAAAATTGTTGCAAAAATGAGTCATGTCAGCAATCCAATTGTCCCTAATTGCAGTTCCACCTTTAAAATCTTTAGGAAAATCTATTCCCAACATATCAAGATCAGATAATTCTTCATTTAAAGTTGGTAAAAGTTCTAATTCTGTAGCTTTATTATTAATGATTTCTTCAAGTTTATCATGGATTTTCTCACCCATAATTCCATAAACTCCGTCATCACCTTTTTCGTGCTTTATATATGTGCGCCATGCTTCATGCTGACAATTATCAATTGTGTTTAGTTTTGAGATTGAATAAACCTTTTTACCTTCATCAAATAATTGTTGCAATCGGGGGTCACGTTCTCTCTTACCTATATCTGTTCACCTTCCTTATATCCATTTAACGTGATTTTTTATCAGTTCTTTAAACGGCTCTGATCCTAAATCTGTGGGGGATGCCTTACTACCTTTAATTAATATTTCGTTATTTTCATCAAACACATAACCTATTTGATTTGCTAAAATAGGATTATCAACCTTTATCTTCTTTGCTTCTTCACGAATTGCATCTTCTTCCAGTCCTTCATCATAAGCAACAATCATTTTTGGTATAAGTAATCCTTTTAAATATTTTGCTTGCGTATCACTAATGTTACATCCGTTAGTAGCTAACCCTATATAACTGCCCATAGAATGCATCTGCATTGGAAACTTATCACTTTCCCCAATAACACATAATCCTTTTTGCTGTATTGTTTGATAATTTCTATGATATCCACTAATTGTTAAACTACGAGAACAAGGAATTATAGGTAGCCATCTATCTTCTTTGGGACAATCATAATCATTTTTTCTACCCATAATTCCGCACAATTTACCATCAAGAGTCCAAATTGGAACAGAAATTCGCAATGTTTCAATATCATATCCAACTTGATATTCTTGCTGTGTTTGAAAATCAATACCGTCATTAAAAAACATTTTATTATATTTATTTAAGTATGGAGTTAAAATATCTTCATCATATGTATTCATAGAATATTCTGGTTCTTGAATTTCTCTTATAAGTGTTTTATAAAATCCATTAAAAGGAAATTTAACCTTTTGATTAAATTCAGCCTTTTCTAATCCAATTTTATCTGCAACATATTCCAATGATTTTGGAAATATTACATTTTTTTTATTCATTACAAGAGTATATAAATTGCCTTTTTCATGTGTGGAAAAACAATAAAAAGATAAAGTTTGTAAATCAAGTAATACAGATGAAGGATTTCGTCCGTCCTCTCTACTAAACCGAACTTCTTTATTTATTTTATTATGAGATATTTGACTGAATTCTAAATCATCTAATATGTCTAATACCGCATCTGTATTTTCTACTAAATATTCTGTTAATTGTAATACATTTATGCGGCATCTCCCCTTTTCTACTTGTGGTCATTACAAACATTACAATATCCTATTTCAACCCATTTATTAAATCTTCCATTAAACTCATATAAAACTGTTTGCTTATCTTCGTCATTTCTGGTTTTATCTAAGAAAGCAATTATGTATTTTTTTTCTTTATCTAATGTAATCATTTTTCTTACTTTAGTATATTTCCCACTTTCATCTCTTTCTAATTGATATGGTTTAATATCAAATTTTTCATCATTAAATTCATCATCCCATATCTGTCTTAGATATATCATTTCGCTGAATACTTCCTTAACTTGTTTGGCATTTGCTAAACAACTTACATCTAAAAATCTTTTATTAATCATACTTGGAGCTAACTGGAATGTAGGAATTAATGATATGTTTTCCTTACTTGTCAACTGAAATAATTTTCGAGAGTGAATTAAAAGCTGTTGCCACATTGCCTCATCTATCTCATCTTCAGATTTCATAGTATCAAATAAAAATACTTGATATCCTAATTTTGATAATTTACGTATAATCTTTTTAACCTTATTCATATCATTATCAAAAAGCTTAACAAATTTTATGCTTGCATATTTTTCACTAGATATTTTTTTTGCCTTATTAAGTATATCCTTCTGTTCAGGAGTAAATTTTCCAATCTTTATTTGCTTTCTTGTTAATCCCCAATAATTCAATTCATGGGTCAAAATATGGACTAATAAAAGCATCTTAAATTCTTTTGATCTCTGTTCATTACTGATGACCGCACACTTTTTGCCATCATCAGTTATTGGTAGAATCATATTTTCAAAACTAAATGATGATTTTCCTACTCCTGAATGACCTGCTATCATATACATTTCACCTAATGGTAATCCTAATGTTAAATAATTTAATATAGGACAATTCTTCCCGTACCCAATACCAAGAGCTATTCCTTCATCACATTCTTTGATAAAATCATCATCAATTTCAAGAGATTCAATTAAAATATCATTACCCGTATTAATACTAATGGTATTAAGTTGATATTCAAAAAAGTCATAAACATCTTGATTTGTCATTTTATTAAATTTTTCTATATTTTGTAGTACATTGAATCCCTTATCATGTAAAGACATCAAAGTATTTGCTTTAGCTATTTTATCAAAATATGCCTCTGTATTATCAACATTAACTAAATTTCTAAGTTCTTCAACTGTTCTGTACCCACCAAGATTTTCAAATCTTTCTTTAACAGACGGTTTTCCCTCTAAAAAAGTATAAATTGAAACATTATCAAAAGACTTAAATCCTTGTGAATATAATTGTTTCCCAACTGAAAAATAAAAAATTCCATCTTCAGTTTTTAATGTAGTATCTCCATTTTCATTTAGTTTTTTGTAATCATCATATAAATCTGGTTGCTTCCATAAACAAAATATAAAAGATGCTTCTGAACTTTCTCTGCCCTCTATTAGTTGTTGTGGATAATCTTTATAATCTATAGTTCATCATCCTCCAGCCATGTACTTAAATCCTTACCTGATTTAGACGTACCTAAATTTTCAATATCATTTGTCCCTATGTAATCTTCTTTATCTTTATTGATAGCTTGCTTATTGTCTCGTTTCCATTGTTTATAAACATCATTA